AACCAACATTTAGTAACTACTATCCTGGCAGTATTAATGCTAGTGATATTGTTGCTAATGTTATTGATGACCCAAATACATTGTTTTTAATTGATTCAGATGAAGCTTTTACAAGAGCAGGTCTGTTTATTGGTTACAAAACTACAAATGTAACTGGGAACACAGCAACCGGTATATCAAAAGTACAACTTGATACAAGTACGGCAGACTCTACGAATGCAATACCTCTTCAAGCTGTTGATATATCTCAAGATCCAAACAACTCGGACACTACTGCTGCTAACGCAAATGTAATTGTCCGTATTCAAAACCATTTTCTGAATCCACCAGCTGCTGCTGGGGATACAGGCGTATAGGGAGATAAAATATGGCTATTTCAAGATCACAACTGGTCAAAGAGCTAGAGCCTGGTTTAAATGCTCTCTTTGGCTTAGAATACAATAGATACGAAAACGAACACGCAGAAATATTTGCTGCAGAAGCATCAGATAGAGCTTTTGAAGAAGAAGTAATGCTGACAGGTTTCGGGTCTGCACCAGTTAAAGAAGAAGGTAGTGCGGTTACTTTTGACCAAGCAACTGAATCTTTTACTGCAAGGTATACTCACGAAACTATTGCTATGGCATTCGCTATCACTGAAGAAGCGATTGAAGATAATCTGTATGACAGATTGGCGGCTCGTTATACAAGAGCCTTAGCTCGTTCTATGGCTAATACTAAACAAGTAAAAGCTGCAAATGTTCTTAACAACGCATTTGATTCAAACTTTGCAGGTGGTGATGGTGTTGAACTTTGTTCTACAGCTCATCCGATTGCAACTGGTGGTACATTTGCAAATGAACTATCAACTGCAGCTGACCTTTCAGAAACATCTTTAGAGCAATCTCTAATTGACATTGCTGCATTTGTTGATGAAAGAGGACTTAAAATTGCTATGCAGGGTGTTAAACTGGTTATTCCAAAAGAATTACAGTTTACTGCAGAAAGAATTTTAAGAACTCCACAAAGAGTCGGTACTGCTGATAATGATATTAACGCTATGGCTTCCATGGGTATGATGCCACAAGGTTATAGAGTTAATCACTATCTAACAGATACTGATGCTTTCTTCATTATGACAGATGCACCTAACGGCATGAAAATGTTTGTTAGAAGTCCAATTAAGACTGCTATTGAAGGTGACTTTGATACAGGTAATGTAAGATTTAAAGCAAGAGAAAGATACTCTTTTGGGTTCTCTGATCCAAGAGGTATTTTCGGCTCACCAGGAGCAGCTTAACTTCTTTCCTTTCGTTAAAAAAGAGGGGGACTTACGAGTCCCCTTTTTTTTTGTATAATATAAACACCAAGACAATATAAACTAGATATAGACTGACTTGGCAGACACCCTAGGGACTATATCTTTTAAACTAGGAGAAAAAAAATGGCAGTACATTTTACGGGACCAATTTTGTTTGCGGGTAAAGACGGAACAAAAAAATGGTTTGAAAATTTACCAATAGACAGAAACCCTGACTATGTGGCTTATATGGATGACTTTGATAGAATTGGCTTTGATTCTAATACAGGTCATAGATGGACAGTTGTTAAAGACTCAGGAGCTTCTGTTGCTATCGTTGCTGATACAGTAAATGGCGAAGTAGCACTTACTTCAGCAGGAACTACTGATAATGATGGTGCTTCAATTCAAAAGAATGAAATTTTTGCAGTACAATCAGGCAAAGATTTATGGTTTGAAACTAAAGCAAAACTATCTGATGCAGATCAAATGGATTTTTGTGCAGGCTTTACAGTTAATTTTGCGACTAACCCAGAGGCAATGTTGGCTGCGGCTGACAGAATTTGCTTTCAAGTAGATGATGGCGATGCTTCTATTCTTTGTAAAACAGAAAAAGATGGTACAGAAACATCTACTGATTCAGGCATTGATTTTGCTGACGACACTTATGCAACATTAAGTATTAGAGTTCAAAGCACGGGCAAAGTTGACTTTTTCGTTAACAGAAGTTTAGTTGCGACACATACAACTAATATTCCTGACGATGAGAACTTAACTATTGCGGCTATGTCAGTATCTGGTGATGCAACAGGAACTAAAGCTACTACTTTAGATTATATGTTTGCAGCATCTGATAGATAGGAGAAAATTATGAACTCTGATGTAGGTGCAAAAACTTTAACATCAACAGGCACAATACAGTCTGGTAGAACTAGATTATTGTCTATTTACTATGTTGGTCATGCTAGCGCAGGTACTTTAACTTTCAAAGATGGTGGTGGTAGTGGTACACAAAAACTTGTTATTACAACACCAGCTAGTAGTGCAGCCGATCAATATCAGGTAGACATACCTCTAGATGGTATTTTGTTTAAAACAGATATGCATTTAACAATATCAAATGTTACATCTGTGACTGTTTTTGTTACACCAGTAACTGCTGATACTGACAATGGATAGTTATTATGACGATCTTGACTTGCTTGGTTACAGAGAGGGGGGTATGCCTCCTCGTAATAAAAAGTATTACCGATCCACAAAGTCAGGAGCTGGAATGACTGAAGCTGGGGTCAAAGCGTATAGACGCAAAAACCCTGGCTCCAAGTTAAAAACAGCTGTAACTGGTAAAGTAAAAAAAGGTAGTAAAGCTGCTAAACGAAGAAAATCGTATTGTTCGCGTAGTGCAGGACAAGCGCGTATGCATAATATTAATTGTAAAAAAACGCCAAACAAAAGAATTTGTCAGGCGAGGAGGAGATGGAAATGTTAGAAAAAATTAAAATGTACAAAGAAATGATAAAAGACTTGTATGTAAATAATAAAGATCCTATAATAGTGGCGTTATGTATTATTTTAGCCCTATCGTGGATTTCGTAATTACAACTATTTTTGTAATTTGTTTTTTGTTTTTTTTATCCATAGGGGTCTTTTGGTCAATTGTTAGTTGGCCATTTGAAAAAATTAATGAATTTATCCAAAAACTTTACACTTAGTGAACTAACAAAATCACAAACAGCCATACGACTGGGTATTGATAATACACCAAGTAAACAACAAGTGTTTCATTTACGAAATTTGTGTGAAAATGTTTTACAAAAAATTAGGGATAGGTTTGAAAAACCTGTAGTGGTGAGTTCAGGTTTTAGATCAATTGAGCTTTGTCATGCAATTGGGAGCTCATCAAAATCACAACATGCAAAAGGTCAGGCTGCCGATATTGAGGTATTAAGTGTAGACAATAAAGTTTTAGCTGAATGGATTAAAAATAATTTAGTTTTTGACCAGCTTATTTTAGAATTTTACAAAGAATCAGATCCACAAAGCGGGTGGATTCATGTATCTTATGTAAGTGATAACCCAAGAAAACAAAGCCTAAAAGCTTATAAAGATAAAGGAAAGACGAGGTATGTGCCATGGTAATAGGTAGAAGTCAAATGAAAAAACAAATAGAAACACCGCCTGGAAAAAAACGAAGGATAGTAAGGGGTAGAAAAAACACTAGAAAAAGGGTAGGATAAATTATGCAAATTACTAAAAATATAATTAAATTTAACAACTTTCTTGTGCGTATTCCAAAAGAAACTAAACGCGTTTGGGATTTGTCTGAGAATAGATGGGGTTACAAATATGACAAAACTATGTGCTAGAGGCAAAGCAGCAGCTAAAAGAAAGTTTAAGGTATATCCTTCAGCTTATGCAAATGCTTATGCATCAAAGATTTGTGCTGGTAAAATAAAAGACCCAAGTGGTGTAAAACGAAAAGATTTCAAAGGACCAAAGCCGGCTAAAAAAGGTGCGATGATAAAAGCAAATGAGGGTAAAGTTATTAGACAGACACCTTCCCAAAAAATTTCAGAAGCATTAAAAAGACCTGTAGGGCCAGATGAAAAAATAGGTGATATCGTAAGAGAAGTTAAACAAAAAGATGTTAAAGTTGAAGGCACATTAAAAAAAGGTACAGTTAAACCTGGCAGAGTTGTACCTGGAAAATTTGATCTAGGCACATTGGGTAAGCCTCAGGATATTTCAGATATTATAAGTAAAGAAAAACAAAAAAGAAAAAACATATCTCGCACAACTTTGAAAGAAGATTTAACTAAATTAAAACAAAAAGTAGATCCAAGAATAGACAAAGCAAAAAATTTAGCTAAAAAAATTAAAAATGTATACAGCAAAGTACCTAATCCTGTAAAACAAAAAACTTTAGGTACAGCTGGAAGAGTTGCCTTAACTGCAGGGGCAGCATTATTGAGTAAACCTGTTGCAATCGGAGTCGGAGCAGGTCTTGGAGCATTTGGTTTGTACCAAGCTGGAAAAACAGCTGTTGATTCATTAAAAAATGTGTATGATCAAACCAAAGCATCCCAATATAGAGATGAAAAAAAACCGACAGCTACTTTTCAAAAAAGAAGCAAAAAGAAACAACAACTTAGAGATCAAAAATCAGAAATGTTTTTGAAAGAGCGTAAACACAAGTATGATGGTCCCCCTGATCCTTATAAGGATGGTGGTTTTAGTAAAGTTGGTAATCACGATCTTATGGGTTCACAATTAGTAGGTGAGATTGATGGACAGCCTGTGTCTGCTAAAGGGTCTTTAAAGTATTATGAAGATTTATTGTAATGGGTTTAAAAAAGTGGTTCTCCGAAAAATGGGTTGATATTGGTTCACCTAAAAAAGGTGGAGGCTATAAAGAGTGTGGTCGTAAAAGTGCCAAAAGCTCAAAAAGAAAATACCCAAAATGTGTGCCTGCGGCAAAAGCTGCTAGAATGACAGAATCGCAAAGAAGAAGCGCGGTAAAAAGAAAAAGATCAAAAGCACAAGGTGTAGGTGGTAAACCTACTAATGTGAAAACCTTTGCTTCTAAGGGGATGTTGATTCAGACCTATTATAACGATATACTATGACTATGAAAAAAACAGATAAAAAAAGTTCTTTTGGTATGTTGTCTGTAAAAGCAGGCATTGATAATAATCCAAATCCTACACAAGCTGACAAAATAGCTGGCGCCAAAATGAAAACCAAAAAAGCAAAAAAAGGTAAGATGTTTAGAAATGGCGGTAATGTCCTTATACCTTTTATTGATTACAAAAGTATAGCTGGTATGGGTAGAACAAAACCCAAAAAGAAAAAAGAAGAAATAAAAGAAAAGAATGAAAAAGTTTCAGCTATTGTTCCAAAACCAAAACCATACACATCAAAAGATTTATCTAAAACAAAACCTAAATCAGATGCATCTAAATCATTTGCAGCTCCTCCAGTTCCTCTT